TATACGCCGAGCTTGGTTTCGTAAGCATGGCTCAAGGGCAGATAGGTAACGATGCAATCTGTGAAAGCATCACCTACAGTGCTTGATGGGCCATCTACGAAATCAACGACACGCAGTGGTAGTGTATTAGTCGTAGCGATAGAGCCGCCATCTAAGGCGTTCTTGCTTCGACCGATTGAGGTTGATCCAGCAGTGCTTACTGCCGAGATGTTGTTACCCAAGCCGGTTTGAGCAATTGCTTCATCACCCTGCATACGGAACAACAATTTAGGATCATCGACAACATACGCAACAATATCATCAGCGGCAGTAGACGCTGGGAACTGTTGGTTGAATGTCTTTTGGTTGGTGCTGGGATCGGTGTAAGCGCAGCCTACAAAGATACCAACGGTGCCAGCAGCAACAGATGTTGTTACAGCGGCTTTTTCGACGGTGCCAGCAGCAACCAGCTTAACGAAATCACCATAAAAAATAGCGGTTCCATAAGCATTAGCGATCTTAATGTGACGAACTTTCCCTGTAAAAGAGCCGCTCGCACTTAAAGTATCAACTGGTTCGGCACCCATAGGGGTAGCAGAAGTAGCCATAATGGCCTCCTAGTTAATTACCACCAACCCTGCTAAAGGTTAGTTTCTTCCAAAAGTAGTCCTAGTGCTACGCTCTGGATTGAGCATAGGCATTCTAGGGTCACTCTCTTTCAGATAGTTGTTATCAACCGATGACATCTGATTCTCTGCCACGCTTTGGTAGTGTTGCGTTCTAGCAGCCATTGTTTCCTCTGGCGCTTTACACAACAACAATCCGCCAACCTCAATGTTGCCCTCAAACTGAGATCCTATATCGGAAGTCAGCATCAGTTCGGGATGATCTTCTGCCCTTACGGGAGACCAACCTTCTCTGAACATTTTAGACACATGAGTGTTATCGGATTGACCCAACAGCGATGTTTTAACCCACCTGAAAACATAGCCATCTTGTGGCTGTGGATCAGGCAGAATAGAAGCAGGCTTCCAGCTATCAGTTGGTCGTTGCTCTACTGTTCGAGTAGTGGTCGTTCTTGGTGTGCGCTCTTCAGACATTACGAGGACTCCTTTGCGAGTTGCCTCGCGTACTGTTCAGGGGTTAAACCCAATCTCTTAGCGAGGGAGAGTTGGGTGGACGTTAGCCGTACTTTGCGCGGTTTAGCACCATTACTCCTTGCGGAGGGTGCCACCACCGTCGAGGGCTGATTAACAGTCACGGTTGCGTCACGTCCATCTGTGTCGCCATTTTCCTGCCAATCATATTCTGGGAAAGCGTTTCTTAAACGCCTATCAATCTGCCGAAAGTATTCAGAGCTATTAGGCTGTATACCTTTCTTTATCAACGAAGCATGTGTGCCATACGCTAGGCTGGTCATCTCTTCGTATCCATCCTGCATGAACCAAGGATTTTTGTTGGCCCAATCTTGAGCCTCTGGATCTACCGACCTAGTCTGCTGTTGTGCCACATTTTGAGCGGCTTCGTTTGCTACTCGTTGTTGATAGAACTGTTGCTCTTGCTGCTCTCTTTGAGCTTGGCTCTGCGCGAGATTGTTTTCGTACCTTTCGGCTTCGGATAATTCTGCTTGCGCCCTCATCAAGCTTTCTTGAGAAGAAACTACATTCTCAGTATCTCCCTCTTCATAAGCTTTCTTGTAGCTATTCCTAGCCTCTTGAAGGGCCAACTCCGCTCTTTGCTTGATCTGTGAAACTAAAGCTGCTTCACCCCTGTTGATCAGAGCTTCGTTTTCTCTGTTTTTTTGATTGAGTTGCTCAGCAACCCTTACAGCTTCTTCACGCATCTTTTCAGCAGCTTCACGCTTCCTGCGCTCTTCGTGCTGCTCATAGCGGAGCTTATTGATTCTCTTCTGAACCTTATCGCTGTATCCACTTAACTCATCATCATCGATGTCATCATCCGCAATCGCTTCTTGCTTAGGCGGTCTACGATCTGCTTCGTCACGATCATCAACGATTTCAAGCTCAAGCTGGCTTTCATCATCCACGCCTTCGCTGGACTTCTTGCCAATCTGAGTTCTTACACCAAAGAATTTTTCTTCGGCAGTGTGTCTTTGCTCCTGATCGGAGTCGTATTGTGCTTCGCTCATACCTTCAATATCCCTCTTGGATCTTCTACAACAGCTTCCACAGAATCGTCATTGATCAAGCGGAACTCTTTCCCATGCACCTTAAAGCGGGTGCCTGAGTAGGATCTCATTAAGATAAAATCGCCTTCTTGACAAAGCGGCCCACTAGGGAATCGCTTAGGGTCATTGTAAGCATCCGCTCCCAGCTTGAGAACCATGCCGACAATAGACCCTACCTCTTCGTCATGCAGAGTTTTAGCAGCTTTTAATATGCCACCCTCTGTCATTTCTTCAGGCTCAGGTAGAGCGATCAACAGTTTATAGCCTTTTGGCTCAGGCAACTGTGCGGCCTTGCGAGTCTCTTCATCCTCGTTCGTTGCGTCTATCGAAACGGCTACCGCCCCGACATCGCCTTTTGCTAATGCTTCAGACATTAGTTACTTCCCTGCACTGGAAAAAAGCGTCCAGAGTCGCTTGCACTACTTATGTAGCGTTAATCAGATTCAAAGCGTTCCTTCAAATCCAGAATTTCCCGCTCAGCTATAGCCAGGCCTTCAATTACACCACACAATTTAGTGTAGTCACTGTAATCTTTGCAAGCCCCGCCGCTGATATGATCTGCGTATTCGTTCATCTTTTCACGCAAACCCTTTCTTAAATAATCAAATACGTTGTCTTGGTTGTTAATCATCAAGCACTTCTTTTGCGATCTCTATGCCAGCCTTCAAGCCAGCAATCTGATCGCCCGATTGATTTTCTGCGATCCTAGCAGCAAGTCTTGCCTCTTCAATATCAAGTTGCTGACGCAGTCTTTGTTGATCAAGATCTGCTCTAGCCGCTGCTTTCTGTGTATCAAGCTGCAATCTTCCCATCTCTGACTGCATGCGTCTTTGAGCTTCCATCTCTTTGATTTCCAACTCTTTTTGTTGCATCTGCAAGATAGGATCGTTCATTTGTTCTTCTTGAGCAGCTTGCTGTTGCTCTTGCTGGTTCTTGCCAGACAACTGGGCAGCGGCAAGACCTGCGAGTCTTGATATCCTTAACTCGATATCTTCTGGTAACGGCTCCTCTGGCCCTGGCAACTCGAAACCCAACTCTTTTTCTATTTGAGATCTGTACTGGAACGCTAAATGCTCTTGTATGTGGGCCGCCATAGCAGCACCTACCGCATCTGCCATAGGGCTTTGAGACACCAAATCCATAACCTTTGGATCTTGCATCGCAGACTGGTGAGCCTGTATGTGCGCTTCGTGATCTTGATAGATAAACGCTTTGACAGGCTTGTTATTGATTATGTTCATGTTCTCAGTGATCGGATCAGTCGGATGTTGATCCTTATCAGTCGGAACAATCTTGTCTGCGTCCCGTATATTCAGGATTTCCAGCATTTGCCGGTGCAAAAGAGGCATGTCATACATTTGTGGCGCTTGTTGAGCCAGTTGCAGTGCTGATTGGTACTGCATAATCCGCTGAGCCATCGTTCCAGAGTTGGGATCACTTACTGGGATGATATCTATGCGGTCATCGAAGTCTGAAGACACCAATGGCTCTTTATCTTCGTCGTATGGGTACGACTCAGGCCCAAAATCATGCACAACATTCGATAAAAGCTTCAATTCAACACGCATAGAGGCGTGTAACCGTGCCTGAACTGCACTCATCACCTTCATAGAGCGTTCTAAGATGGCTAAAGTGGTGCCAACTGGCGCTTCTGCGTTCATATCGGACGCTTTTACGTCGGCAGCGGAGGCAAAACGCCTTCCTTCCTCTACAATGTCGCCCATAAGCTGGTATAAAACTGTGCTTGGCTCTTTGTAGGGCAAAAAACTGATGTTTTCCGCAATAGATCCACCAGGAACGTCCACATCTCGGAACTCACCAGGCATAATTGGGGTGTCATCACCCTTAATTCGTAGTCCTCTGGCCTTCAGGCCACCGGGAAGGTTAGCCAAAGTGCCTGCATCGACCAGTTGTCGCAGCAAAGAGGTGGCAGATTTCGCCAATCCACCGATCATGTGCAGTAAACCAAAGCCGTAGAAGCCTAAACCAGGCATGTACTGGTAGTGAACGAAGTGTTGACGGCGCATTTTGCGCTCATCGTCTTCATACCAGTTGCGTCTGATCGATAAAATCGTGCGGGAAGATTGTTCTATCGTGACAACATACGGTAACTGTATGCCTGTCTCTTCGCCTTTTTGTTTATCTTCAAATCCTGGCAGATCCAGATCGACATGCATTTCAAGTAACGTGTGTCGGTAGTCAACATCGTAGTTTGCGGTGTCGCCAGTAAGCTCGTTGTACTTCTTTTCTATCTGATCGTAGTCAGGCGTTGGTGCCTGAAGCTCAACATCCGCATAAAATCCAGATACTTGTAGCTTACGAACCTCGTTCGCGCTACGCCGCATCACCTGTGTGGCTCTCTCGCATGTGGTCAGGTCGGAAGCGCCATAGCTGACAACGAAGTCTTCTGCTGGCACAAACATACTGCAAGGGCGACCCATGTTTGGATCGTAATAAACCTTGCGGAATGCAGACCCTGCTAACGGCAAGGAGAATAAAAGCCGTTCTGTCTCAGTGCGATACTCTGTCATTCGCTCTGTAAGCAAATAGTTCAAGTAATCTTGCACCCGATTCGACTGCTCTTGCTTGTCCGGCGTGATCACACCGACAACAGCCGTCTTTGCTGGGCCAGCGGCAGGAAAAAGTTCTTGTATAGATTGGGACTGAAACCTGATAACAGCCTCGGTCAACAAAGGATGGAATACGCCGCAAGCACCATCCCAAGGTGTCGTTCTGTCTTCATGCTTCAATCCAAGGAGATCAAGCCCTTGAATATAAGTCCTTTCCCAATCTGCCCTACTTTCCTTGTCCGACTTAAACGAACCAAGCAAGTCTGATGCAATCCCTTGTAGCTCCGAGTCATCAATATACTCAGCAAGGTTCGCATCATGGGGAACCGCCCCCTCTGGGGTAAAATCAGGATCAAAATCAATCAGCATCCCACCGTCTTCTGTTTCAATAGAAACAGATTCTGGGTTCAAGATCTCAATCTCTAGATCTGGCTCATCGCCTTGTCCCTCAGAGAATATCGTATCTGGCGTAGCCAAAGGGCGGTCAATAGCCATCTATCCGTTCTTCGTGAACTTTTGACTTCGAGCCGCACCAGAACCTCTAGCAACTGTGTTGCCTCCTTCTTTTTTACGAACTGCGGTCATACCACCGTTTGCCATCATTTTGCTACTCATGCGAATCTGACCGCCTTTCTGCATTTTTCCTTTGCCATCAGCAGCAAAGGAAGGCACCATTTTGCCGCCTTTTTCAACCATAGGGAGCTTGCCACCACCCATATAGCCCTTGGTCTTCATCTTACCACCGCCAGCCATACCTTTCGCTTTGGTTTTACCGCCAGCTTGCATGCCGAAACTACCACTCATGCCGCGCATAACGGCACTCATATTTGGTTTTCTACTTGGGCCAGTAGTCGCAGGTGATCTCAAAAAACGGCCCAAACCACCTTGCCCTGTAAAGCCAGTGCTTTGGGGTTTTTTCTGTTGAGCGGCCCTTCTTCCTCGTCGTTGTGCGGCACCGGCACCACCCATGAGGCCGCCCATACCACCATCCTTGCCACCCATCATTGCCATCGCATCCATGGGAGAAGGTGACTTTCGCCGCCCCCGACCAGCCGCTGCTTGTTGGGTAAGCCTGTTAGAAGCTTGCTGTAAAGTTGATCCTCTACGAGCATTACCTCCACCACCAGCCGCTGCTTGTTGGGCAAGCCTGTTAGAAGCTTTCTGTAAAGTTGATCCTCTACCTCCACCACCAGCCGCTGCTTGTTGGGTAAGCCTGTTAGAAGCTTGCTGTAAAGTTGATCCTCTGCCGCCTCGTTTTTTCGGGGTATAGACGCCAAACGCCTCTTCAACACTTGGGCCGCCCCGTGATCCTCTGCCGCCTCGTTTTTTTGGTTGCCCCATCAATTGTTGGGCGACCTTACGACCACCTGGTCCTCCAAGTAGCCCCGGCCCTGCTTGTCTATTTCTCATCGTCATAATCCTCGCTTGCGTAAAGGTTATCAAAGACCTGGTTTACATCGAGTGTATAGTCTAGGTCTGATTTGCTGTAGTGAATTTTTTGAGAGGGCTTAAAATCTGGTGCCCCTTCTCCTGTCTCGAACCATGCAGGATGGGTCACCCTGACTCTGTTGTTTGGCAGAGCCACAATGTTGCCCGTCCATCTGCCTGCATCCAAAAGTTCCATCACATGCGATTGCTTGTGTTGGGCTGGATCGTCTGCAATCTCGTTGTCTGTGTAGTCCACCGTGAAAAGATACTTTGCTGGATACATTTCACCATCAATCTTGGCGATCCAAGGGCATGGAGTACATCGATCTAATACATATACTGAATGCGTTCTTGAACTGCAATCCCAAGGTTGTGCCGCCCAAACAGGCATCGGGTCAGGCCACTCCTCCAATGGGGTGTCACCAACCAAGGCAGTCAAAGGCATCCTTGCCCACATCGCACCACCATGCACGTTTGGCTCTTCTTCGTCATCGTAAGACTCAGCGCCAGTGAATATCACTTGGAAGCTCAAGCTCCGACACGGCATCGTTGTAACAGCAATTGCCATCGCATGGATAAACTCACCGTGATACTTCAGGTGGTTGTGTGTGTATTCCTTTCTCACCCAGCACTTGAAGTACGGAATGTTGCTTTGCAGGAAAGCCATCAGGCAGCGTCCTTATAAAATTCTTCTTCCCACTCTTTGTGCCTACGGATATGTTCTTTGAAGTAGGGCAAGAATCTTGCCGCATAAACGACAAAGTGATTTACCCAACTCAAAGGCCAAGGCAGCGGTCTCATGTAATCAAGAAATAAAACTATCCGAGTGTTGTCGGTCATATTTACCGCAAGATGTTCGTAGGTGTCATCGAACACTACAGCCTTGCCTTCTTCCCATCGATACTCTTGTTGGTTAACAACCAAAACACATCCCTTGCCATCGGTAGGTACTTGCAATCCCAAGTGTATTCTAAGCACTCCACACCACGGGCCTTCGTGTGGCATAAGCATCTTTCTTGGCCCAATCACTGAGAAGTAGGCAGATACCAAATCCTTCTCGGCATCTATGATTTTCATCGTCTCAGGAAACTCTTGGCAGTTGCGCTCGAACCTTACCTTGCCTGCCTTGAGAAAAAACATACTCCACTTGTCATCGTTGGAGATGTACGTCTGATCTGGGCTGATGGTCTGAAACGGCGCAAAGTCTTTGATGCGATCTTGCATCTTATCGAACTCTGCCTTGATCACATCGTAGTTCTGCTCCAGTACAGCAGTCACTGGGAAGTCAGCGTTATCAAAATAAACCCGATTACCCAGCTTAGAAAACTTCCTGAAAAGCGGCCTGAAAGCTTTCTCGATCATCCAACCATTGACTTCAACCAAGCTAGATAATCCTTAATCTTCCCCCAGCCCTAAGCTCTTCAGGGACTTTCACTGGATCAGATGTCACCATCTCTTCTCTAGACATTGGCTCTCGCGGCTTTGTTTCTATCCTCGTAGGCCGACGAGATTTCGCTTCCGCTGCCGCTTGCGCTATCTCTTGCGCTTCTAATGCGTCGTATTCGTCAGGGAACATCTGCAACAGAAAATCTTCTTGGAACTGCTCCAAGGCTTTTGCAAACCTGCTAGGGTCATCGAAGTCACCTTGCTTCACCCCTTGCACATAACCGCGCACTACAGGGTTTGCGCCAGGGAAGATGCTGCGCTCCCCTCTTTGCTCCATCATGTTTTTCGCAAGATTGACGAAGGCGCTTTCTTTTTGCTTTCTGTCCATCAGTAATAGTTTGCCTTTCTAGTGTAGTGCGGCTCGTCTTCTTCATCAGAGTTCAAACGCAAAAAGCCGCCTTGACGGAACCTTAGCAACGCCTGTGTCGATGAGTCCACCAAGTCATCATGCTCCCCAGCAGGAAATGATGCGAACTCTTCGATCACCTCTTCTGCAAATCTTGTGGGTGGTGCCCACACAATACCTGAAGCAAACAAGTCAGATACCGCATTTACGCGACTGATCTTATCGTTACCTCTAGACGGGGTGTACTCTGCGACAGGTATCCCCATCGCTCTCAACTCGAATATCAGTGGTGTTCCGGCAGCCTTTGCCTCCACAATAGTGGCATCAGGTTGCCAGTCCACATAAAACTCTTGAGCCGCTTTCTTCAGTTCTGGGAACTCCAAGCGATCCTTGAACGCATCAAGCAATATAATGTTTGGCTGGGTAAGTCCGTCATCGTCAGGACGGTAAAAAACGCCCCACGTTGTGCAAGCCGAATAGTCTGATCGTTGTGTTTTTAGGAACGCAGTATCCCAAGACTGAATGATGAACTCGCAAGCAGGCGGTCTTTCGTCTTCCCACTCGCGCCACCATTCCCGTTTGACCAGGGCACCTTCTTCGGAAGTCGGGTTTTGCTGATACTGGGCATTCCACTTGGGTGCCGGTAATTCATTACGAAGTGCGGTCAACTCCTCCAGAGACCAAAACTCAGGCCACAAAGCGTTGCCTGATGGCATGATCGCGGGGAACTCAATCACTTCCCACTCATCTACACCAGCACGTTGTACCGATGATTTAATAATCTGCCCTGTCAGATCCCGTTTATGCCAACGGGTCATCACTACAATGATCGCGCCACCAGGCTGTAAACGCTGACGTGGGCCTGATGTGTACCAGTCATATACCCGATCAAAGACACTAGGGTCTGCGCTCTGACCTTCTTGCTCTGAATGCGGGTCATCGATGATCAGTAGATCGGCACCTTTACCAGTCACGGCACCACCCACACCAATAGCGAAGTATTCACCGTTCTTACTGGTGCTCCACCGTCCAGCAGCTTTGCTATCAGATCGCAGCCCCAAACTAGGAAAGACTGACTTGTAGTCATCACTATCGACGAGGTTTCGCACCTTACGACCAAACCCCACAGATAACTCTGCGGTATGTGCCGTCTGGATAATCTTTTTCTCTGGGAACCGACCTAGAAACCAAGCAGGCAACAGGTACGAAGCAAACTCTGATTTGGTATGCCTCGGCGGCATGTTTACGATCAGTCGTTTTAATTCACCATTGGCGACACGCTCAAATGCGTTTGCCATGATCTTGTGGTGCCTGCCTTCAATAAACGCAGGCCAGACATAGTTGGTGAAACCCATAAAGCTGTCACGCGCAGCCTCTCGCCTCTCTGACTCTTCGAGATCTTCTAGCAAAGAAAGGATTTCTTTCTGCTCTTCTAGCGGAAGATCAGGGAGTGCTTCGAGTAGCTTTGCGTCAATTCGCTTCGACAAAATCACTCCAAAGGAATTTATAGATAGCTATCGATAGATAGCCATCTTTGTGAAAGCTATCCGTGTATGCTTTCGCGGCCCCGACCACCCCCAGGGGCCGTCGTAAGCTTTCTCTACGAAAGCTATCTATAGTCAACTATAGGACATTTTAGCAGAATCCTCGACTTGACAACGTATGTCAAGGCTACCCCTAAAATTTTTAAAATTTTTTTTTGGCCTGGGACTCCTAGCACCAAAGTGTACAAAAAATGGGTCGCTATTCGTGGTATGTGTTAGTTACCAGGAAAAACAGGTGATCGTTTGTGTGTTTTACTATGTATAGTGCGTAGTGCTAACAGTTTGTATAGGGGGGTTGGGGGTCGACCGGCCCTAAAAAGGTGTCAGAAAAAGACCCGCAGCCTTCTAATGCAGATCGTTTCGACTACCACTCTCTATGGCCTGGTCAGCCTCGGCCTGGGATAGCCGACGTTGGATCTCAGCCGCCACATCTTCTGCTGATCGATCAGCCTTCTCGATCACTTGCTTGTCACTAAATAGGGCCACTGTGCGGCCCAGCAACTGAGCGGCTTGCAGTTGTGCCGCTGTCGGTTCTTCGTGGGTTGTTGGATCGATGCCGTCCTCTACCCATCGCCTCAGCTTCCCCACAACGAGTTCTCTGTCCGAGACCGCTTTGCGCTGTATAGCCCGCTCCTTTAGCCCAATCAAAGCATCGATCCTATGGGCAACCTTGGGGTCTTTCATAAGCTTCGACCCCTCGCTATGCACCGTCTGATGTTTACCCTTGCTGGCGTATGCACTTCTATACGCATCAGCGTATGACTTACCCCCAGCCACTGCCTGGGCGAACGCCTCCTGCTTTGGTGTCAGCTTATCCATTACCCCCCCTTTTCGAGCACTTACCCTTGCCGCATCGCATCGCTTTTTCCTCAATCCGTATTGATAACGTCACTGATCGCATTGTGATCACCCCTGATCGCACCTCAAATACCATGGCTCACAACACACATCTAACGACCCAGGTTTAGGGGCGCTCCGTGCAAACTACCCCTAAATCGTCCTATTTGGGCCTCATGGGACGTGGGACGTTAGCCCTTGTACGACGGGGATGTCTAACATCTGTCTATGTATCGTATGTCGTTATTCGTTGCACGCTTCAAATCATTAGTAGAAGTTCCGCTCCGTTGCCACGGCAACCGCACCCCAAGACCCGCCAAGAGGCGGCGAGGCGTAAAGCGAGACACAAAGCGAAGGCGCACTAACAGCGCCTAGTCTGGATCTGATCCCGATCCACTGATGAGCCGATGGGACGGCGAAACTAAAACTTACGGAGACATCCTATGCGTATTCTTTCATTTGGCGGCGGCGTTGACAGCAGCACCATCCTGGCTATCCACCTTCTCGAAGACAACATCGATATCGATCACGTCATCTTTGCCGACACTGGTGCTGAGTCACAGGCCACTTACGACAACGTCGAGTTCTTCAAAGGCCTATGCGCCGACGCTGGTCTGCCCTTCACTGTGGTTCGCAAAGAAGGCGAGAACATCACCGAGTGGGTTACCCGACTGGGCATCGTGCCAGTTATGCCTGGCGGCTCGCATGTATGCAGCAAAAAATACAAAGGCGATGTGATCCAGAAGTACATCGATCAGACATACCCCAACGAGCAGATCACCTACCTGATCGG